ACTACGTTCACCAACGAATTGATAGTGGGCAAATTCAAAAGCATCATCGTGTTTTTTAATGTCTTTAGGAGCTTCGATATATAATTTAACAGGACCGGTTTCTTTGTACTTGATAAATGTAGTTAATTTTGTATCTTTAAAGTAAAATGGTTTTTTAAAAAATCTACAATTTAAGAAAAAACATATCAAGTTATCAATTATAGTTTCATAGTCAAACATTGGTCTTTTGATAATTATATGTTCAATATCTTGTGTTATAGGATGTATATATTTGTAAAATAATATTCTATTTGAATTTTGTTTAATGTCAATTTCTGTTATCCCATATACTAATTTAAGCCATACTTCAAAATCTTTGACTCTATTTTTGTCGGATAGTATGAACTCTGCTACACCCATATTTGTACCATTAATGTGTGTTCTTTTAAGGTCTTTATCGTTTTCAATTCTTTTATTGATCCATCTTTCATAAAATTTTCTATTTATATCTCCTGTATTAATTGAATCTATCAAATTGTTAATTCCGGGAAAACAGTATACGGTCTGTTTCAAACTCATCATAATGCAATGTTTGATATTGTTGACAGTTTGTGCCTTCATATTAGGAGTTATCTTAGTTGATAAGAATGAATTAGAGATGCATCTAGCAGGGTCTTTAATATAATAAAATTTACCTTGTATATTAACAATTCTCATAGATAAATATGTAGCTTCATGTATTTGACATACTCGTAGTTTTTTAGCTTTCTGAGCGAGCTGGAATTTCTCATGGCCGTAAGTATAATCGGAATGCTCAAGAAAGTCTTTAACTCTGTGTTCATTAATAATTATTAGTATGTCATCTCCTGTGCATTTAAGAGTGTAGTCAACTCCTTCATATATTTGAGCTTGTGAACATATGTACCTTACATAAAAAACGGATCTCATAGTATTACCTAAAGTTGTATTAGGCTTACCGGATGCAACAGTGCCTAATATTAAATAGCCAATCATAGGTGATAGCCCTATTATATCTAAATATGAAATACATCTTTGTAAAAAAATTTTTGGTAGATGTAAGCTTTCATTAGGGATGAGGTCTAAAATTCTTAAATAAAATTCTCTGTCTAAGTTTGATAATATTTGTTTCCATTGAGTTGAGTCAAAAGATTTCCCATCAATTTCAATGGCTAATTTGGGACCGTCATCGAGTTTTTCAATAGCATCATTTAGTTGTTGAGACAATTCCATATCTGATCCAGGTTTGTCATGAGCGTCATCTGCTAAATACATAAATTTTTGAACTGCATGAATAAATGGACCTAATATATATTTCATGCCTGTTGGACAACCAGATATATTTCTAACTTTAGAAAAGTCAATAATTGTATTAATCAGTTTTTCTCCACTTTTCTTAAATATATTAAAAAGTACATAATATCTTGTGTTAAATCTTTGGGTAGTTTCTAGTAATTTTTCAAAATCATCTAATTCTTTCTTTTGGTTAGTAGTTAAATGGTTATAATATTCTTCATACAAGTAATGAAAACCATTTTTAACATATTTTTGGATTTTATTTAATAATAATTTAGTATATGTTAATACAATATTACTACCTCTAGGATCAAATGGCTCTAGTCCTTCTTTCATTTGTCTATTAAGTATTGGATGAATAGTTGTGACATTACAACTATGGTATAATGATGGTATATAATGTTCACCATCTTCCACACCTTCTAGTATGTCTTGGTCAACTATATATGCCCCTCCAATTTCATTGACCTTAGTATTGTTACATTCTATCTGAGTGAAATTGTTTCTTATACCTCGGACAAAATAATGTGATATAGCTGATATATGACCAGGCAATGTTTTAGTGAAATAATTTTTAATTAAATTTATCCCTTCAAGATTTACACAATGTTTTAATAGCCACCTAACGCCAGATATATCAATTATTGTAGGTATAGTGGTTCCGTCATGAGAAAATACAAATAGATTAGCTGCAATGGTTGTTATAATATAATATATGAATAAGTTAAGATATAGCCGTCTTTTGGTATATAAGCTCATTACTATAAGTAATACCATATTGGCAATGTGATTATTAATTGTTATTAATATGGTGTTTTCTAATATGCATATGAGAGCATAAGTTAGGTATGATGTACTTTTATAGTTTTTAAGAACATGTGGTAAACAACAACTAATTAAAATGGTTATTAATATAATTTGGTAGGTGTTGAAAAGCCCCAAAGTGATATGGTTTATAAAAGAGAATATTGGCATACAGAAAATAATCAATAATTTAACACAATCTTTAGCCTGGGGAGTGTAATGCATTATTATGTCAATGTAGTTATAATCGTTAATTAAGTTCATTAGGCTATTATAAACTGCAGTGATAATGCTTATTGGGCGTGATTTATTTAACTCATTATGTTTATCAAGCCATGCTAAAAATCTTTTAATGGTCATAAAATGTTCACTACCGATCTTAAAGTCAGTTAAGTTAGGTTCTAGGTTTTTATTTGACTTACGCAAAATATAGACTTCATTGTAGTGTTTTATAAAGTCTTCGTCATTATTATATTTATTGTGGTCAGATATTGTTATTGGATCAATTCTGATAGCATTTAAAATATGAATGTAGTCATAATATTGTCGATTATGTGGGAAAATATTGTTGAGTATATAATTGTACATTTGAGGTAATAACTGAATGTTATGTTTTTTGACACCGACAATGTGCTCACATATACAAGTGGTAGTAACTAAATGGGAGCATACATTATTGATATTATGAGAATTGATTATTCTGTTTATATCTTCAGTAGTGACAATTGGTCTTTGAGCATGTATATATTCCTCGGTTCCATTAACTTCTTTGTGACCAGAGACATATATTCTATAATTATGTGAAGTGTAGTAGTCTATTATCTTTCGCATATAACGTCTCACTTCAGCGTGTGTGTTATGTGGGTTATTACTATGAGAGATTGTCATTAATGTTGTATTGTACATTTCAGCCGGATTAAATTCACTGTTGTGTTGTATAGCATTAAATTGGGTCATCATACGCCTAGCTGCACTAGGAAATCTATTAATAAATTCTGCCCTTAGATATA